GGGGTGGCGAGTGATGGCACTGTACCCGAGCACGGTGAGCGACCGCACGGAGCCGCCGGTGGAGCCGGAGCGCACGCCCGCCGAGTGGATGGACGGCTGCGCCCACTGCGAGGCGTGCCTCCGCGTGCTGGGCATGCTCTGCTACGCGGGCGAGGTTAACCGCGACGTGGCGTACTGGGAGGACGACGCCGCCCGCATCCTCGGGTGCGGGGACTGCGAAGAGTGGGAGGACTGAGATGGCGGAGAAGGGCCAGAACACGCTGGGGCGCCTCAACGAGGTGCTGTTCGCCGAGCTGGAGCGGCTCAACGAGGTGGACGTCACGGACAAGGACGCGCTGGCCGCGGAGGTCGAGCGGAGCAAGGCCGTGCAGGGCGTGGCCAAGGAGATCAACATCAGCGCGCGCTCGGTGCTGGAGACGGCACGCCTGCGCGCAGAGTGGGCGGGCGCGAAGGTGGCGCAGCCGTCGAAGCTGCTGGAGGGGTGATGGTAAATTCCGAACAGCTGGCGAGGCGGTTCGAGAGGGCGTCCCATGGCAGTGGCATGTTCGAGCTGTGGGACGCCTTCGTGTCCACCTTCGCGGCGTTCCTTGCCACGGGCTGCGGCAATGGGCATTGCGAGTGGCTCACCGAGCGTGCGGACGGGGCCATGAAGAGGATAACCGAGGGCGCGCAGGGTGACGTCGCATCGCTCTATGACCCCGTGATTCAGGCGTTCGAGGACAACCCGTGGCAGGACCTGCTGGGCGACGTATACATGAGGCTCGGCATCGGAAACAAGAAGACGGGCCAGTTCTTCACGCCCTACCACCTCGCAGAGGCGATGGCACACCTGAACCTCGACAGGCAGATGGTGGAGGATGCGATACGCGAGCACGGGTACATCTCCGTGAACGAGCCTGCCGCTGGAGGCGGGGCAAACGTCATAGGGTGCGCCCACGTGCTGCGCGGCTGGGGCATCAACTACCAGACGCAGGCGTGGTTTGTGTGCCAAGAGCTGAGCGAGCTCACCGCACTCACGTGCTACGTGCAGATGTCGATTCTTGGCATGGCCGGCATCGTGCAGATAGGCGACACGCTCAGGATGGACTTCCGGCATTCGCTCTACACGCCCATGTGCGTGATGGACGAGCGATGGGCGTGGCGCTCGCTCGCCAAGGTGATGGTGCGGCTATGAGCGTGGTTATGGCGCAGGCACGAATCATCGACCCTAACGCCGAACGCGCGCGCATGGTCGAGCAGATGATGCGCGAGCACCTGAGCCGGGAGCAGATGCACCTTCTGCGCGACGCGCTGGAATCGGTGTTCGTTCAGACCGATGAAGCGAGCGCCGACAACGACAAGTGCATCGACATGTTCCTTGACGCCAAGAGGATCGAGAATCTGAGCAAGCGCACGCTCGCCTACTACGAGCGCGAGATTCGTAAGTGTATTGCGTTCTGCAATAAGCCGATACGGTTCATCGACGCCAGCGACATACGGCGATGCCTGTCGGACATGATGGGGCGCGGGTGTTCGCCCGTCACCGTCAACAACACGAGGCGAGTGCTATCGACGTTCTTTCAGTGGCTTGAGAACGAGGACATTATCCGCAAGTCGCCCGTGAAGCGCACTAAGGCATTGAAGGAGGAGCGCGGCGACAAGAGGCCGTTCACAGACGAGGACGTGGCCAAGATGCGCAGGGCATGCACCGACGTGCGCGACCGCGCGATTCTCGAGATGCTCATTTCAAGCGGTATGCGCGTGTCCGAGCTGTGCGGCATCAACCGAGCCGACGTGAACATGCACGAGCGAGAGTGCGAGGTACTGGGCAAGGGTAACAAGCGCAGGATGTGCTACTTCAGCGCTGAAGCGGAGCTGTACCTGAATGAGTACCTCAACAGCAGAACCGACGATGGCGAGGCGCTGTTCGTAGCCAGGAACAGGAAGGGTGCGAGATTGGGCAAGAGCGCCATCGAAAAGGCGATGCGCGACCTTGGCAGGAATGCTGGAGTGAACAATGTCCACCCGCACAGGTTCAGGCGAACTTTCGCTACTAACAAGCTAAGGCGCGGCATGAAGCTCGAAGAGATTCAGCAGCTGCTCGGCCACAGCAATATCGAAACGACGCTCATCTACGCGAAGGTCGACCACGAGCTGCTGAAGGTCAATGCAAGGAGGCTGTCGTGAGCATGACCAAGGTCTGTCGCGTCTGTGGCCGCAGGCTCCCGCTGTCAGAGCTGGTGAAGGACAAGAGGGCTGGTCTGGGCAGGGCGAGCATCTGCAAGCCATGCTATCGCGACATACGCAAGACATACCCGAGCTACGGCATCAGATACACCAAGCAAAAGGAGGCGACGTGATGGGCGCCAACGCATGGGCGGCGGACGAGGAGGCGTGGCTGGCCGAGGTCTACCCGCGCCACCACAACGCCGAGATAGCGCGGATGCACGCCGAGCGGTTTCCCGACCGCCCTAGGTCGGACAAGGCAATCGGCTCGCGCGCCAAGCTGCTGGGGCTGCGCAAGCCCGAGGGGTTCGTACGCAACCCGCCGCGCGTCTGGACGCCCGAGGTCGACGAGTGGTTCCGCGAGTTCGTACCCGGCCACACGGAGCGCGAGATATCAGCCGAGTGCGAGCGCGTGTTTGGCTTCCCGCTGCGCGAGGGGCAGATAGGCAACCACAAGACCGCGCTGGGCGTGAAGAGCGGCACCCACGGCGGCAGGTTCGCCAAGGGCCAAGAGCCGCCGAACAAGGGCAGGCCATGGTCGGAGTGGATGAGCGCGGAGGGCGCCGAGGCGTCGTGCCGCACGCAGTTCCGCAAGGGCGAGCTGAACGGCATCGCCGCCGAGCGCGACCGCGGGCTGCTGGGCGTGCGCATCGCCGACGGGTACCGCCAGATTCGCGTGGACCCGCGCGGCCAGCGCCACACGATGGACCGCTGGATACCGCTGGCGCAGTTCAACTGGATGCAGGCGAACGGGTGCGACTGGCCGGACGGCTGCAAGGCCATCCACATCGACCACGACCCGATGAACGACGAGGCCGACAACATCGAGCCCGTCCCCGCCGACCTGTGGCCGCTCGTCATGGGCGCCGTCCCGGGGCAGATGGGGTGGCACGACCGCGAGACGCTGCGTACGGCAATCCTCTACGCCCGCGTCACCCGCGCGAGGACGGACGCGGCGCGAAGGGCGCGGATAGCCGCTGGACGGCCACGCAAGGGCGACATGGACTAATTGCCCACCATGCCCCGCAAAGGGGCTGTGTGAGGACCACAGAGAAGGAGAGAGGCATGATTATCGAGTTCGGACGGTGGCGCTTGGTACCCGTCGACAAGCTCAACTGGGAGCTGTGCCACTGGCACGCCGCCACGAGGGGCAAGAACGAGGGCGTCGAGCAGTGGAACCGGCTGGGGCGCTTCTACAGCTGGAACACGTTCGGCAACGCGCTCATGTTCGCCGCCGACTGCGAGCTGAAGGACGGGACCGCCGAGGACGCGCGCGACATCCACGCGGTCCTCGCGGAGTACCGCGCGATCACGGACGCGCTCATGGCCGACATGGCCCGCGCGCTGGGGGAGGGGGAGGAATGAGCGCGACCGAGGAGCTGGAGAAGGTAGCACGCGACATGCACAGCGCGCTGGTCGAAGCTGTATCCACTATCGTCGAGATTGATGCAAGCAGGGCAGGTGGCATTGCTATGGCGGTTGACTACTTCGCATTCAAATTGCGGGAGCTTGGCGTCGATATACCGCCCACGCCGACAGAGGAAGTTGGTGATGGCGCATGACGGACCAGAACGGAGCAAAACGGAGTAGCGCAACCGACGAGCTGCGCCGCATGCTGGACGAGCGCGGGGTCGAGTGGACGCCAAGCGTGTTCGACCCGCAACACGAAACGTTTTACAGCACCGAGAATGGCGTGGGCTTTATCGTGACTGAGTTCCCAGAGATTCAGCGCATGTCCCTCGCTTGCGACATGCGCATCACCCCCGAACAGGTCATCTCCGCCACGCTGGGGCGCGGGGAGTGCCATGACAGGGGTGACCCGAGCGACTTCTGCTGCTCGGAGTGCGGCGTGCGGATGTTCACTAACACGAGCGACACCTACACGATGATTGCCAGTGACGGGCGCACCATCATCAAGCATCCCAACTTCTGCCCCAACTGCGGGCGAAAGGTGGTGGACGATGGCTGAATACATCGTTGAGGAACCTAGCGACCGCAGCGCGTCATGGCGAGTGCGTGAGCGCATCGTGCGGTGCAGGGATTGCAGGCACGCAACGCCTGACACGAGCGGGCGCAAGCGTTACAAGGGTTATCTGTGGTGCGACAAGCTGACCGAGGGAATCGGTTTCAGTGTGGCACCAAGCGACTTCTGTTGCTGGGGCGAGCGCAAGGAGGTGGACGCATGAGCATCACTGACGAGCTGAGGGAGTGGGTGACTGGCGCGAAACCAGCTGTGGTAGATGGATGTTCGATTAGCGTTGGCACAATGACGTATGGGTGCAAGAAAGCATTGCTCGCCATCGCCGACCGCATAGACGCGGCGCACGAGAAGGCTTGCGATGACGCATGGGACAACGGCTATGAAGCCGACTATCTGGGCATAGAGAAATGGCTGACCGAGCATCCGCAAGTGATGGAACATCATGGCTGGGTGCGTCTGCCGCTGGACGCGGACGGTAAACCCATCAACATCGGGGACGTGATGGAGTGGCCTGACGGCGAGACGTTCGAGGTGGTGGGCATCGGCCAAGGCACGCTGTTCTACGTCGATGGCGATGGGGGTGCGCTCGCTGACTGGACGCACGCAAGCACCAAGCGCCACCACCACGCGCCTACCGTCGAGGACGTGCTGCGTGAGCTGGTCGCGGCCTACATGGACACACCGTTGGACGATTCAAACGATGGCGAGTTCTTCGCCGAGTACGCCGCAAAGCTGCGGCTGGCAGAGAGCGAGGAAGCATGAAGCGCTACTTCTGCGACCGCTGTGGGCGGGAAATCGACCTCGACCATGACGGCTTCGCGCGAATGCGGGTTGACTGGTGGTCACGCGGCGAGAATGCCGAGCGCATGGAGTATAAGCCCGACTTCCGCCACCGCGACGGCTACGAGGAATTCATGCTGTGCGCCAAGTGCGCGAACGAGGTGTTCGGGCAGCTCGATGGGATGGAGGACGCATGAGCGAGTTCGACTTCGACGATGCGGTGAAACGCACAATCGCCGAGCAGCACGACAGGATAGCGGCACTTGAGGCGCAGAACGCCAAGCTGCGCGAGCTGGTGCGGGACTACGAGCATTGCAGCGTGCACGCAGACTGTGGCGTATGCGAGTATGACGGGACAACGAGCACGCACTGCCCGCTCAGTCCGTGCTTTCCAGACGCCGACGAGCTGCGCGAGCTTGGAATCGAGGTGGAAGGATGAGCTACTGCCGATTTACGGAAGGTGACGTTTACGCCTATGTATGCGACGGTGGCGTGCAGTTCTACGTGTCTGATGGCAGAAGAGAACTTGACCGCTTGTGCAACACGTTCAACGAGGCATACCAGTACGCGAGGGCACTACGTGACATATGTGAGCTTGACGTGCCGAGCTATGCAATCGAAGCGCTCAAGGCAGACGCCCTAGAAGAAGCCGCTCGCATCTGTGGGCCAGATAGCGCTGTTGCAGAGCTAGAAGCCGAGAACGCAAAGCTGCGGGAGCTGCTGGACTACATGACGCCCATCGCGTGGTACGCGGCGAGCGAGCGCGAGCGCGACCGCATGCGCGAGCTGGGGGTGAGCCAATGACCAACGACGAGCTGGACCTCATGGAGCGGCTGTGGCGCGAAGGTGTGCCATCCAAGCAGATAGCCCGCCGCCTCGGCTACTCCGACCACACCGTCCGCGCGAGGGCGAGCCACGACCGCGAGCGGTTCCCGCGCCGCCGACGCGAGCCGACGCCCGCCGAGCGCGGGACGTGGGTGGCGCTGATGCTCTCGGGCGACGCGACGCCAGCCGACGCGGCGGCCGCGTGCGGCGTCACCGTGGAGTGCGCGAGGATGTGGAGGCGCAAGGCGGTGAGGGGGGATGCCGTATGACGAGGATGCCCAAGGACGAGCGCGGTGAGGCAGACGCGGAGCTGTCCGCCCTCGCCCGCGACCTCGCGTGGGTGATGGGGTCCCACGGCGGGCGCGCAGCGATGGTGCGCTGCTACGTGGACCGCAGGGGCGAGACGCACGTGGCGTGCAACCTGTACTCCGGCGAGGACGCCGACCACGGCAGCATCATGCCCGCCGTGGAGTTCCGGCGGCGCCTCTCGGACCTGCAGTAGGATGGGGGCGAGGGAGGCGATGCCCATGCACCAGACGGCCCGCGAGATGTTCGAGGCGGCGCGCGACGCGGCCCGCGAGGCGGCGAGGTGCCGCCGGCTCATCGACGCCGAGCGCGCCCGCAGGGAGTCCCTCGGCGGCGGCGGCCTCGGCCCGCGCGTGAGGTCGACGCCCGACCACGACCGCATGGCCGCGCGCATCGCCTCCGCCACCGACCGCGAGGCGATGCTGCGTGCGCGGCTCGCCGAGTGCGAGGCGCAGGTGGACGCCGCGGGCCGCGTGCTCTACGGCGCCGACGGGCGCGGCGGGCTGCGCGCGCTGGTGGGCTGGCCAGCCGACGCCATACACCTCCACTACCTCGCGCTCATGACGTGGGGGGAGGCGGGCGACGTGCTGGGCTACTCCGAGGCCCACGTGCGACGCATGGCCTACGCGGCGATGGACTATGCCGACGCCAACGGCCAGACGTGGACGGTGCTGGGGCGCGGCATGGCAACTTGAGCGCGCATGAGCATGGATGAGCGGCGTGTGCCGTCCCGTCCCGTGGTATGACTATCGTTGGAATCACAGGCCCCCGGCGAGGAACCGGGGGCCTTTTTCTTTGGGCGGGGAGGGGTGCGCATGCCGAGCAGCAACCCGCGCTACGCGGACTACCAGGGTAGGGTCAACGTCCGTCGGTGGCTCCGCGCGCAGGGCCGCCCGTGCTGGATATGCCGGGCGTTCGGGCGCACAGGCACCATCGACTACTCGCTCCCTTCGCTGCACCCGTACAGCTTCGAGGTGGACGAGCTCGTCCCCGTGAGCAAGGGCGGCTCGCCGACCTCGCGCTCCAACGTGGACGCCGCCCACCGCTGCTGCAACCAGTGGCGCGGCAACAGGAGCGTCGAAGAGGTAATTGCGTTGGCCCATGGCAGCGCGACTCGCGCGCCGAAGGTCGAGCCCGTCGCGGGCGTGACGTCGGCGCTCTCCGACTGAGCGGGGACCAGGGGCCATGCCCTGCCCATGCCCGATCCAGCCCCCCTCGGCATAGCGGAATTTACACACAGGGAGCGATTTCATGGCCCATCTGGCATCGATGCAGGACGCGACCAGCGGATTCAGCGAGCTGGACGGCCTCAAGGCGCTCGCGGTGCGGCTGGCAGCCGAGCTGGACGCCTGCGAGGACGTGAGGGTCGTCCCGCAGCTGGCGCGGCAGTACCGCGAGACCATGAACCGCATCGCGACGATCGAGGGTGGTGTCGACGAGGATGACGAGATCGCTGCCATCATCCTACGCAACAGGAAACCAGCTGCCGACTAGCATGGTCGTCCCGCCGTCGGACTCCAACGACGTGCTCGACACGCTCGACCTGCTGGGCGAGGCGGGCTTCGAGTGCATCGACTGGCAGGCGCTCATCCTCGAGTGCTGGATGGGCGTGCTGCCCAACGGCAGGTGGGCGGCACCGTCGTGCGGCAACGAGGCCCCGCGCCAGCAGGGCAAGACCCGCGTCATGGTGGGCCGCGCGTCGTCGGAGATGCTCTTCTACGACGGCACGGTCATCTACACCGCGCAGCTGCAGAAGACCTCGACCGAGACGTTCGAGGAGGCGGCCAGCCTCTTCGACACGAGGGCGCTGCGCAAGTTCCTCGCGCCGAACGGCATCCGCACGGCGCTGGGCCGCGAGGAGATACGCCTGAAGAGCGGCGCGCGCATGAAGTTCCTCGCGCGCACACGCAACGGCGGCAACGGCCAGCACGGCAGCCTGCTCATCTTCGACGAGGCGCAGTACCTCGACAAGCAGGCACAGGGCAGCTTCCTCGCCGCCATCTCGGCGTGCAGGACGCGCCGAGGGCCGCAGACCATCTACAACGGCAACGCCCCCGAGGACGGGGACAACTCGATCGTGTTCGAGCGGATCCGCGCCGACGCCCTCGCCGGACGCACGAAGCGCACGGCGTGGACGGAGTGGAGCATCGGGTCGAGCCTCGAGTTGCCCGACGTGAGCGACCGCGCGCTCTGGAAGCGCACCAACCCGTCGCTGGGCGTGCTCATCTCCATGGATACCGTCGAGGCGGAGTTCGAGGCGGAGGACCCCGAGCAGTTCGCCCACCAGCGCCTCGGGTGGTTCGCCACGCGCGAGGACCTCAGCCACCTCATCTCGCAGGAGTCGTGGGACGCCTGCAAGGCGGGCGAGCCGCCCGAGGGCTGGCAGAAGCTCGCCTACGGCGTGCGCTTCACGCCCGACGGGCGCTCGGTCGCGCTCGCCATGGCCGCGACCACGACGACGGGCTGCCACGTCGAGTTCATCCGCACGGAGCCCACCGTCGCGGGCATCGGCTGGCTGGTCGACTGGATCGTGGCGCGCAGGGGCAAGGCTGCGGCGGTGGCCGTGGACGGTCGCGCCGACGCGGCCGACCTCGGGCAGCGGCTCGTGGCCGCGGGCATGCCCAAGGGCGCCGTCATGGTGGCGCGCACCTCCGACGCCATCACCGCCGACGCGATGCTCGTGAACGCCGTGAACGACGGCACGCTCACGCACCTGGACGACCCCGCGCTCGCGGAGAGCGCGCTGGGCGCGACGAGGCGCCCGATAGGCAAGGACGGCGGATACGGCTTCGGCGGCGAGTGCCCCGAGCGGCTGGACGCCTGCGCGCTGGCCCTCTGGGCGGCGCGGACCACCAAGCGCGACCCGCGCCGCAAGGGAAGGATTGGATAGATGCAACCAGACACGTTCCGACCGCTCGGCATGGCAAC